CCTCAAGGAACCTCTGTGTCTCGTAAAGAAATTGTTTGTTGCCACCAAACGAAGCGAGTTGCAGCGCGCGGATGCGTGCACAGAATTCGTTTAAATCTCGGTCAGGTCGCCGTGGCAGACAGAGCTGCGCCATGAGTCTATCATACGAGCTTCCTGGAACACCAGAAGAAGTAAACTGAAAGCCGAGAAAACTGGGGAATTCTCCAATTTCGGTCTTATTCACATTCAAGCTCATTCCAAAATGACCTTTCGCTGTGGCGGCGAGTTCGTTTATCGCAATGTTACCCTTGAAAGCCACGATGCTATCATCGCCTAAAACCCAAAAAGCAGTTCGAATTAACGAAGTATCTGCCATCAAGTAATAGATAACGATAGTGTTCACAATGGATCCAATAAGATTAGTGAAGAATGATCCTGAAGGTATACCTCGGGTATTCTTTTTCACGGAACCGTCTTGAAACTTAAGCGGGGTGTTGATAAAATATCGGATAAGTTCTTTCCAAAGCCGTGGGATGGTGTCTTCGTGTGTTGGGCGTCCTCGGATCTGGTACTGGGAGAAATCCAAGTTATCCTTGAGTATGTCAAAAGCATCTCTGATGAGCCAAGCTGGAACGCTGGAGTCAAAAGCCGACCAATCGGTTGCAAGCCATGTGTATCCACGGGGTTTCTGTGATCTCATAAATCGCATGTCTCCGCGATCATAACGCAGCCATAACGCATAATGCGAAGTTATCCGCTGTTTATACGCATTGATGAGGGGCATAGCAAATATGCCTTCAGCCATTGTCATGTGACAAGGGTATACCCAAATCAAACGAACCTTCTCTTCGCTTGGATGTACAGAACTTTTTCCTGCTGCGGTGCATGGTGTGTTACACTTATGCATGCCATATTTTAAACAATGTACCGCCCACTTAATTTTATTCGGGTCCACTTCATCTTTTCGTTTGTATCCTTGTGTTGTGTAGGGTAATCCGGGTGATCTCTCGGGATGTGAGTAATGACGCATAACGTCATTCACGTGCATTATTTTCTGCTTAGGGATGCGAAAATCTTCCTTAGCTAGCCGTAATGCGGTGAGATATCGTTCATCACTGAGTTTAGGTGCTGAGGGAACGAGATAACGCTCGAAAGCAGCCTTCAAGTGACGAGGTGTTGGATTCGCGCGAATCCAAT